GAGAACGAAGCCGGGCAGCCGCGGGGGAATGCTGCGGATGGCGTATACCGGGAGACTGTCTGGGCGGATATTGACTATCCCGGCGAGGATGATTTATCTGCAGCTTTCGGTTGGGCCTACCTCAATATCGACGGTCGGGGGCGAGCGGTCCATGGAGGAGGTTCAAATCTTGGCTGGGACGGGGCTATGCAGGCCATACAGCCGCTACTCCCGACCTATGGGTGTTTCCGTATGCGGAATATTGACATTCTCTGGATTTGTTACTACTGGCGTGATGCGGTGGCTGAAGGGTTAAATCCTTGCGTTCACGTGGTGAGTTAGGAGGTGTTTGGTTGCTTATCGAGGGTTATGTTTTAGATCCAATTCAGATCCTGCTGGGGGTGACATACCAGGACGACTACGAGTTTCCTGGGGCACACCGGTTGGAGCTGTATTTGTTTGTGTTCGCACTCTGTTTTGTGTGGGGTATTCACAAGGACGGTGAGTGATGTGCAGGTATGGGAAACGATAAAGGCGGCCCTGACGCGCCACACGTTGGCCATAGCGGGCGTTCTGCTGGCCGTGCTGGTATTTGCTCTGGGTTTTTATACTGGGCGTTCTACGGCCGATTCTGCGGTCATAGAGGTGCCCGTAGAGAAGCCGGTCGTACAAACCAAAACGGAGACGGTCATCAAGTACGTTGAGAAGCCGTCGGCGGCCGCTCCGGACGTGGACGTGAAGGTTCCGCTGCAGGAGATAAAGGTCGCGGTGAACGGCAAGGAGCAGGTCATCAAAAAGGCCGAAAGTGAGAAGTATGTTTTTGATGATCATCAGCTGAAGCTGGAACAGCACACGGCGGCGTCGGTGGATATCAAGGTACCGGATAAGACCCGGCACTGGTCTATTGGCGTCGGCGCCGGCAGCCATGGCGTGGCGTATTCGCTGCGGTTCCCGGTGTATAAGAATGTGGGCGGGTGGGCCTACGGCGACAGGAAAACTGTTGCCGGCGGGCTCTCTTTTAATTTTTAGGAGGGTGCACTATGCCTGACAATACAAAAATAAACACACTTCGGCTCCGGGCCTGCGACGGGGAGGACATCTGGCGCACGATCAACGGGGCCAAGGTCCTGATCGATGAGGGCACCGGGGAAATCAAAGGCGGGGCCGGCGGGAAGCTGAACGGTAAAAAGTTCAAACCGTCTTTTGGTAAATCCTTAAAATCCGGAAAGAAGGTCCTGCTGCCATCTATCCACACGAAAATGAAACACTTCAAAGGGTCCAAGGCGCAGCTGCTGCAGAATCTTAAAAAGGCGGTGGAACCGCCGAAAAAGAAAACAATGGCAGAGGTCCATAAGGCGTACAAACAGATTGAGTACGGCGGCCTTTATGGGTCGAAATCGTTAGAAGATTTGGAGGCGAAAAAGAAGGAAATAGACGAGAAACTTGCGGCTTTTCCCGAAATTTACGCACAGTTAGACAAAGCTACAGTGGTCAAGGATCCGAATAAGTCTTTTGATATTGCCTATTTTGACCTGTCAAAGCCTGACCCGGTGAAAGACCTGCAGGAGAAGGTGGCTTCTGATTACAAAACTGCGAAGAATTACCTTTTAAACAAGCAGGCCACGGCCAAGGCAAAGGAAGCCTGGAAAAAGGTGGTCAAGTATAAAACGGCTATTGGCGCGGTAAAAACACAGCCAGCGAAGGTTGACAATCAGGAAAAACTGAAGAAGGCTTACGAAGAGTACAAGGCCGCGGTGGCGGAGTCGCCGTATGGGAAGGTTGACTTTAAACCCAAAACCAGCAGCGTGGAGGAATTGCTGGCAAAATCGGCGGTTGAATTAATGCAGAGTGCTCCGGGGAAAGCACCAAAATCCAGCCCGCACGACCCGTTTATTACTCCGATGACGGACCCTGGCTTCACCGATAGGGAGACCAATATTCAGAACACTATTCAAACTTTAAAAAATTTATCTGCTGCGGTAAAAGGGAATAGCAGCAAATATGAATTTAAAACTTTTGATCACCAGGGCGCTGAAGGGTTTAAAAAGACCCCGCTACCGACGGACGATATGGCTATCCACAAAAAAATTGTTGATAAATGTTCCGAGGCTTGGAAGGCCGCGACTCCGGCTCAAAAAAAGGCAATTTTTGATTATACCGGTTCGTTCTCCAAATTTAATGAACCGCTGCGGGGCATTGAATACGGCACGAGTGCGTTCAAAGGCGTTGGTAAAATCGATATGGATAATATCGGCGTTAACAGCTACGGGCACTTCAAAAAAGGCGAAGTTAAAAAGCTGATCAACGACATGACGGATATTATCGACAAGTCCAGCTATGACCATGATGTGCATGTTCGACGTGGCGTGTCGACGTCCGGTGCTGCTAAACTGCTTGGTATAGATCCGCAATATTTAAAACCCAGCATGGTAAACGATTTAAAAGATGCCGTGGAGGGAAAACTCGTTACCGAATTCGGGTTCTGCAGCACAGCCGTTTGCGATAAAAAAGGCTTTACGGATGAGGTAGAGCTGCGCATTCTTTGCCCAGCTGGCACGAAGATGATGTATGCTGAACCGTTTTCAAAATACGGTCACGGTGCTCAAAGCGCCAGCTGGAATGGGAAGGATAATCAAACATCGACCGGGCATGAGCAGGAGATGATCCTGCAAAGAAACACACGCTTCCAGATCCAGCGCGTTTCTGTCAAAAATGGAAAGGTCCAGATTGAGATGCAGGTTGTTGCCCAGGACCCGGTTCAGTTTAATTAAAAGACTTGACTTTTCAATTTTTTAGAGTTACTATCGCCATGGGAGGTGAAATCATGGCAGAACGGCGTAAAATTGACAATGACATGAGTGATAACACCGGGATGGTGTACTTTCCGGATTGTAAGGGGTGCGTGTTTGCGGCGCAGGGGAATAAAATCACGCCTGGATACACGAAGTCGGTATGCGATGTGTACCCCAAGTTAAAACCGATAGCCTTGATGAACGGCGGACAATGCGAATACTACGACGAAGCAGACGAATAAATAATCTTACCCCGGACTTCGGTCCGGGGTCTTTTTTTATTGCCAAAAATATTTTTAAAAATTGATAAAAAAGACTTGACTTTTCAAATCGTTAGAGTTAACATGCACATGACGAAAGGGAACGGGGCCGGACCCCGGGGAAGATAAAAGGAGGAGCGAAAATGAAAAAATACAAAGCTACGTTCTGGAGATCTAATCCGCAGTTAAAAAATGGCGGCTACGAAACCACGAGAGAAATTGAAGCGCGGAACCTGCGGAGCGCACAGAAAAAGGCCCGCGAAATTGAGAACGGTTGCTGCTACGGCTCCATGAGCCTGCGTGAAATTTGGGAGGTGAAGTAATCATGGCGTACACCATCGCTAAAATGCAAGAGTGCGGACCGCACGCTGATCACCCGATGATTCTGGAAATAAAAAAAGGCCGCCGGTCCTACATCGTGAGCCTTGGGCGGGACGGAGTTTGGAGCAGCCAGAAGTTTGACGATCTTTCGGAAGCACACAAGGTGTTTGAGAAGCTGGCCGGCTGGATAATTTACGGTTGCTACTCTGATGAGGCCCGCCGTTCCTATCTGGAAACCGGCACCATGGCGTAAAGGAGGCGTGAACATGGCTATGAAATGGATCCGAAACAACGTTGATGGCATGACGGTTTACAAATGCGAGGTAGGGGGCACACGTTATTTGATTTGGAACCTGGGCCGCAATGGAGCAAGGCTGGTTGTGCAAAAGTGCGTAGCTGTACAGAATCCACAGACGAGGGAATGGGTAGATGCGTGGTGCAGTCTTAAAAGCATGGAGAGATTGCTCGACAACGTAAGGATGGCCAAAGAAAGAGCCGAGTTTTATTTTAATCAAAGGGGTTAATGGCCGGCTACACGCCGGTCATTTTTCTTCCTTATTAAAATATATCTAAATCAATTTAATTCTATCTAATTCGCGTTTTTCACAAATTTGTTCACGGGCGTCGCCTGCCAAACGACACGATACGCACACCGTCTGGGCTGGCGTTCCCTGCCAGAAATGAAGGTTATCAAGACCGAAGAATAAGGCTTGACTTTTCAATTCTATCTAAAGAAACCACCGGAGACCGCATAAATTGTGGCTTCCGGGGTTTTTCTTTATCTAATTCTATCTAATTCGATTACCGGCTTTATACCTGGCAGTTTTCATTAATTCGTCACAGAGACCAGAAATTCATTCACAAAATTAATCATTTTTCACAAAGTTTCGCAAACCGCGCCATACTGCGTTCATGGGTGCCCTGCATCGGCAGCGCGTAGGTGGTCCGGGTGAAGTTGCTATCTGTGTGGCCGAGGATCTCAGTCACGTCCTCTATGGGCGCTCCGGCATACCGCAGGTTGGACCCGAAGGAGTGCCGGAAGTCATGGAGCCGCATCTTGGCCAGCTCCGGGTGTTTGCTGATCAGCGGCTGCATCTCCGGGGACATTTTGAACCGCTTCCATTGCCGCTCCACATATTCTTTGGCGTGGGGGCGGCCATCTTTGGGGAACACAAAGAAGAAGCCGGACTCATCCCATGGCGCATCGCCGTCTAAAAAGCCAGGGTTCTTTTTGGCTTCCATACGGGCCTGCAGGGCCGCTTTATGGCACGCCTTGATAAAACCCTTGTACTCCTTAATTTCGCGGCTTACAGCGGGAATCAGGGGCACCACACGGGCTGCTGCTTTTGTCTTTAATGGCTGCAGGCTGGGGGCGCTGTCAGCCCGCAGGAAATTGTACCGCACCTGGACGCAGTCCGCGGTCACGTCTTTATCCTGCAGACCGCAGATCTCAGAGATCCGGAGCCCGCACATGCCGGCCAACAGCAGCGGAATGTACAGCTGGCTGTACCGGTAGGTTTTGGCTGTGTTCAGAATCTCCTGCAACAGATCTATCTGCACATGCATACCGGCCGGTTCGGCCTTGACCGGCAGCTTCATGTTCCGGGCCGGGGACTTGATGATCATATCGTTATCTGCGGCCCATGTGAAGGCTGCCTTGACCAGGGAGATCAGGGTGCGGTGGGTACATGTGGCCACCGGTTCCCGGAGCACAGCCTGGCGGTATGCTTCCATGTGCATGGTGGTGGTATCCCGGGCGGGGATATCCGGCAGCAGGCGCTTGATGTGGTTCACGGCGCTTTTATAGGTTTTGGCCGTTGTTTTCCGGATGCCCTTGGTGGCCATGTACCGGTCCAGGAGCTCATGGTTCCGGATCCGCGTCAGGGTGTCGGCCTTATTGCTGGCTACGAACACACGGAGCTCTGCTTCGTCCATGAGGGCGTCACCGCGGCTTTTGCGGCCGTGTTTGCTGGTTACGTAGGTGTAGTTTCCTTTTTCGTTTTTCTGGCCGGTTGAGATCCTGGCGTACCACAGGCCGTTGGGGTTTTTGAATACTGACATGTTTACCTCTTTTCCGGAGTGCCTGCCTATGGTATAATAAAAAGGCAGGCAACTCCTTTTTGTCTTTCGTCAAACTAAAAAATGCGTAGTCTGCATGACCGTCCGGTGCTGGTAGCCGGACGGTCATTTTTTTGTTTTGCTACTTGCGCCGCATCAAGCGGTATTTTCCGAGTCCGATGATTCTTTTTCCGTGTATTTGGGGTTCTCGGTCAGATCGTGGATGTAGTCTGCGGCTTTGTCCTGGCCGAAGGAGTTTAATTTACGGAAATCGGTTAGGACTTCTTTTTCTGTAAGGTTTAAAATTGGCTCGGTCGACCATCCCATTAGTGCGGCGGGCGGAGTATCATAAATCTCCGCAAGGGCGATTATTGAATCGTATGGCACGTTAGGGATTATCCCTGCTTCATATCTTTGCAGTGTGGAAGCTGTTACTTTGCAGCTTTTTCCAGCCATTAACTTTTCTAAATCTTTAAATGAGTATTTGTGCAGGTCACGTAATTTCTTTAGGTTCTCGCATAGTTTTGTTTCCATTGCATTTTTCCTCACTTTCCCTGTTTACGCCATTATATTATCTTTTTACGCAAAATGCAATATTATTTCCGAAAAACATATAAATTTTAGCGTATTAAGCGTTGACAATTCCGCTTTCGTATGTTATTCTTATTGCGTAATAAGCGACGAAAGGAGGGAGCCCTGTGTATACCGTTGATAATGTTGAATTGCGGAAGCGGATGATCGACAAAGGCTTGAATACCATTCAGCAAATGGCGGACGCATGCGGTCTGAGTCGTGATACCATGTCTGATATTGTAAACGGAAGAGTACGCCCTGGCGCAATGGCTATTTATGCTATTGCAGCGGTTCTGGATTTAGAACCGGAAGTCTTGGGGCGTATTTTTTTTAAGAAAATCGTTGCGTAATACGCAATGAAAGGAGGGCGGTCCATGAAAAAGACAAAGGAAATCCCGCGGCGGATGCTGTACCCGCCCGGGGAGGCGTGCCAGCTTCTATGTTGCAGCATCAATTTTTTGAAGGCGGAGATCGCCGACGGGAAGATCGGCTTTATTATCCGGAATAACCGGAAGCTGATCCCGGCCACGGCAATCGATAAATACATTGCAGAGAGGATGGTGCACGCATGATCGCGGTGGATCGTGCCGGAAATCACTATAAACCGGTCTGTGAGCATCGCGCTGGTTGTCCTGTAAGATACATCTGGCGTATTCACAAACATTTTGGTGGGAGGGCATGGCGTACGACTTCGGTCTTTAGCCGCCGTTGGTGGCGTTCGGAGTCTGCAGCGGAGAGAGCTTTAAGGGCGACTGCAGTAAGTTATGGATGGGAAATTAAGGAGGATGAAAAATGACAAAACTTTGGTGTTATGCGTGGGGGCTCTGGTTCATAGCCCTGGAGTTGTTGGACCGTCTGGGGGACTGGATGGCTGATCAGGTAGATCACAACGATTACCTGGCCGGAGCGCTGTTTGTTTTGGTGCTGTTCGAGATGGTATGGGCGGTCGGAATAATTAACTTAACGTTTGCGGGGGTGAGGTGATGGATTTAGGAGGACGGTGCCCGGCCATTCCGGGGTTCTGCGTGGACGCATGGCTATGCCGGAACTGCGGGAACCAGGCGGGGTGCACCAAGAGAAAGGTCAACGAGAGCAGGCCGTTGCGAAATAAAAAGTGTTTTCGGTGTAAAAGTTTAAAGGCTGCCACGCTGGGCGTGGTGTGCGGAAAGGGGAAAGAATGAAAGTTTTTGAACTTGAAAAATCGGGTGTCAAAGTGGACCGTCCGGAGGATGTCGAGGTTGTGATCGCGGCGCTAACCAAGGACAACTGCGAAATATGTATGAGTGGCATCTCGGGTGGGAGTTTAATGATTGCTCTCACGTCGCTGTTTTCCCAAACGATAAAACTTTGCGATGCTCCTGGCAGGAATGTTCTTATCGTTTCTCTTTTTGCTTCCTTGCGCGAACAGCTGTGGGAGGAAGGCTTGCTGGGTGACAACGTGGATATAGCGGTATCGTTAGACGGGAAGGTGCTTCCGCTGAATGAGATAGGCACGATGGTTGATGCCTTAATAAAAAAACACCGCTGATGTTGGCGCATCAGCGGTTACATGTCAAATTTTTTTAGGATAATTCATTATACCACGCGGGCCAACGGACCGTCAACCACATGGCGCAGTAAGCAGAAGGGTAAGGCTCTATCACAGGCGGCCCGCGTTTATGGAGGATACTATGGACGTTTTATATGTGAGCCATCCCTACGGGGGTAAACAGGAAAACGAGGCGAAGGCGGACGCGATCGTGCGCGCGCTGCAGATCTCGCATCCGGATGTTTGTTTTGTGAGCCCGGTGCACGCGATACGCGCGCCGTACAGCCGCACGGATTATGTGCAGGGGTTGGAGTATTGTCTGGCTCTTTTGGCTCTCTGCAACGGGATTGTAATGTGTGGAAACTGGCAGGAGAGCCGGGGCTGCGTTGCGGAGTACTTTGCTGCAAAAATGAAATACCTGCCGGTTTACACCGGCGAGGAAATGCTGATCGGCGAGGGCTTTGACGAGGCTCTGGCCTACGCACGAGGGGAGGAGTTCGCATGAGGTTGTTATCTCTGGCTCTGCAGAATTTTAAAGGGCATAAGGATCTGGACGTGCATTTCGGGGATGTGACGACCATCTCCGGCGCCAACGGAACCGGAAAGACCAGCGTGTTTGACGCGTTCTGCTGGCTGCTGACCGGCAAGGACGCGCAGGGGCGTGTCTGCGGTACCGGACAGAAGGGCGAGGCTACCATCCGGCCCCGGCAGGCCGACGGGGAGTTGCTGCGGCAGGTTGAGGTGGCTGTCACCGGCAGGCTGGTGGACGAGGACGGAGAGGTCCACACACTGCGGCGGGTTTTCTGCGAGGTGTATTCCACGGACAAAAACTCCGGCGACAAAATTTTCAAAGGCAATACTACGAAATACTTTATAAACGACGAGCCGGTACCGGCAGCCCGGTATGATGCCTGGGTGAAGGAGAACATAGATCCTGACCGTATGAAGCTGACCAGTGATCCGGCGTATTTTCCGGGGCTTCCCTGGCAACAGCAGCGGGCGTTGTTACTGCAGATTGCCGGCGGCGTAGATGATGCTGCGGTGATTGCAGCCCACCCGGAATTAAAGCCCTTGGAGGCTATGCTGGAAAAACACGACCTTGAGGGCATCCGGTCCATGGCTGCGGCCCAGCTGAAGCTGGCCAACAAAGCAATAAAAGAGGGCGTGGTACGGATTGATCAGACCATGAAGCTGGCCGGGAACGTCACAGAATCCGATCTGGCGGCGCAAATTGCCAAGCAGGAGGAAATGGTCCAGGCACAGGAAGAAGCCGTCACACAGGCCGAATCCGCGCTTACAAATGCCAAGTCCGGCGGGCGTGCGGTACAGGTCCAGAATGAAATGGAAGCGCTGCGGCTGAAACTGGAAGCCTGGGAGCAGCGCCGGCATAACAAAATCACAGCAATCAAAGACGGGTTCCGGGCCCGGGCTATCGTTCTGCAGGGAGACATCCGCTCTGCAGACGAGGCGATAATTAGAAAGCGTGCACAGATTGCCGTGCAGGCCGACCGGATCACTACTGCAGAAGCCCAGAAGGAGGAGCTGTACAAAGAGTATGATGCCGAATATGCACGGCAGTTTACTGCGACAGAGTGCCCCTTTTGCCATCAGGCATTGCCTGCAGACAAGGTTGAGGAGCTGCGGGCACAGTTCAATACAGAAAAGAGCGGGAACCTGGAGGCGATAGTGGCCAAAGGGAAGCAGGTAGCGGCCCAGGTGGTTGAGCTGGGTAAGGAACGCGACGCCCTGGTGCAAGCGGTAGAGGCTGACGAAAAGAAGAAGGACGAAATTCAGAAGTCGCTTGATGGAATCCACAAAGAGGAGCAGGAGGCGCTGAATGCGTTGCCGCAGCTGGAGGACGTGCCGGAGTTCCGGGACGATCGCTCCCGGCGGGATATGCTGGCGCGCGAGCTGGCAGACCTAAAGGGCGGCACACAGCCTGACCTGGCGCCGCTGCAGAGGAACGTGGAGGAGGCGCGCAATATCCGCAGCCGGCTGCAGGCGAAGCTGGGCGAGCTGCAGGCAAATCTGCGGACGTTGCAGGAGGTATCCGCACTGAGGGACGACCTGCAGACACAGCGGGAGAACGCGGATGTTGCTTCGGAGCGGCTGCGGCTGGTGACGCAGTTTGTCATTGCCAAGTGCCGTATGCTGACCGACAAAGTTAACACGCTTTTCCCGGGGCTGGAATGGCGGCTTTTCCAGCAGAATGTAACGAATGACGACATCGTTGAAACCTGCGAGCTTACGATGCACGGCGTCGGGTACCGGGATTTGTCCCAGGGAGAGAAAATTCGTGCCGGCATGATTATCGTGGGGACCCTGCAGGAGAAGCTGCAGATCTTGAATCCGGTGTGGGTTGACGGCGCTGAAAGCATCACCTTTACACCGGAAGTAAAAAGTCAGTTGGTGCTGTTGAAAGCACAGGAAAATATCAATCAGTTGAAAATGGAGGTTAAATGATGGACAAGGCGTTAACTGTTGCAAACAATTTTTTGTTCTCGAGGGACGGTATGGAGTCTATGATGACGCTGGCTTCCAAGCTGGCAGGGTCTGATATCATTCCGCAGGCGTTTCAGAAAAAGCCGGCCAACGTACTGATCGCACTGGACATGGCTAACCGGTTAAATGCCAGCCCGATGATGGTTATGCAGAACATGTACGTGGTGTACGGGAACCCTGGCTGGAGCAGCAAGTTCCTGATCAGCACGTTCAACATGAGCGGGAAGTACAGCCCGATTCGCTATGAGTTTTTCGGGACTCCCGGGACGGATGATTACGGATGCCGTGCGTATGCGTCTGAGTTGGCCACAGGCGAAAAGCTGACCGGTCCTGATGTAACCATCGGCATGGCCAAGAAGGAAGGCTGGTACGACAAAAAAGGCAGCAAATGGCAGACTATGCCGCAGCTGATGCTGACCTACCGTGCAGCGGCGTTCTTTATCCGGACATGCGCTCCGGAGATCAGCATGGGCTTGCCCACTGTTGAGGAGTTGAAAGACGAGCCGATAAACGTGACGGAGTCCGGGTCTGTACAAGACGTAATCGACCGGGTCGAGGTGGAAACGCAAGAGGCCATGGAGGCCGCACAGCCGGTTGAGGCTCCTGCAGAGGCACCTGCAGAAAAACCGGAGCGGCCGTTCTAATTGGACGTTCAGATCATTGCCAGCTCCAGCAAGGGTAACTGTTACGCGCTACGATGCGACGACAGCGTCCTTTTGCTGGAGGCTGGTATTCCTGTTTCCAAGCTCCGGGAAAAGCTCACAGCGCGCTTATCTCGCGTCGTAGCGTGCCTTGTTACGCACGAGCATAAAGACCACGCCGGGTACGTTCAGCAGTATCTGGACGCCGGCATCCCGGTGCATATGAGCCCGGGGACACGTCGGGCTGTGGGATCGGGGTATGTTCTGGAACGGCAGGCGTGGCCCGGCGACCGTGGCCTATACTCTATCGGTGGCTGGACTGTGACCCGGTTCCCTGTCGAGCACGACGCCGAGGAGCCGGTCGGGTTTATTATCACGGCTCCGGATTGCACGCGGGTTGTCTTTGCTGTTGACACATACCTGCTGCCATATAAGTTTCCCGGCATCAACGTTTGGATGCTGGAGTGCAACTATGAGCTGCCTATCCTGCAGGAAAACATCGCGGCCGGTGCGGTGCATGAGGCCCAGGCTAAACGGATCCTGCAGAGCCACATGTCGGTGGACCACGTGGCGGCGCTTCTGAACACGCAGGACTTGTCAAAGACACAGGCCGTGTATCTGCTGCACGGTTCTGATCGGAATCTAAACAAGCAGACCGCGGTGGATAAGATCCGCGGGGTGGTAGCGGTACCTGTTTACATGGAGGGCGTATGAAAGACACGCCGGAAAACAAAGTCAAAGAGTCAATAAAGAAACTGTTAAAGGCCGACGGCTGGTTCGTGCAAAGTAACCCGCAGTTCGGTCCTTATGTGCGTCCTGGGCGCCCTGACATGGAGGCGTATAAAGGCGGCAGGGTTATCCTGATCGAGTGCAAGTCAAAGGACGGCCGGCAGAGCCCGGCACAGAAGCAATATCAGGCCGACGTGGCGCCTTATGCGCCGTATATCCTGGCCCGGTCCGTAGAGGACATTATGCCGTACATGACTACGGTGCAAACTTTATTTTAGGGAGGCGGCAGCATGGACGATGAGAAAGGCTGGATCAAGATCCACAGGTCTATTTTCCGGAACCCATGGATGCTGCGGCCTAACGTGTTAGCTGTCTGGATGTATATTTTGGGCCGCGTAAACTGGCGCCCGACGGACGTTGTTTTCGAGGGAAAACGCATCACGTTGCAGCCTGGGCAGGGTATTTTTAAGGTTCTTGAAATTGCTGCTGATTTACGGATTCCAGAAACGACAACAAGGCGGATAGTAAACCTGCTCAAAAGTGAAGGACAAATCGGAGTACAAACGAGCCCACGGAACACGCTTATTACCGTGGTTAATTGGTCAAAGTACCAGCTTGTTGGCGGACAAAATGGCGGACAAGTGGCGGACAAACGGCGGACAAGTGGCGGACAAACGGCGGACCTACCTATTATAAAAGAAGCAGAAGAAGGGGAAGAAGCTAATCATACGCGCGAGCAAACCTTTTTCTCTGCGGAGGTTAACGAAGCGGAGCGATACCTGACCGACCATGTTTCTCTACTTGTGGCTCCGGAAAAAGAACGACTGCAGGCGGTTATTTCCCGGTATGGCATGGACGCGTTTAAATATGCCGTGCAGATCATGGCACAGCGTGGCGGCAGGTCTATAAAATACCTGGAGACGATTTTAAATGACCCGCAGACCATGGCCGGTGCTGCGAATGATAGCGATTCTGGCTTAACGGAGGAGGACATTTATGAAATTCTCAAGTGAAACGTACAAGGCGGTTAGGCTGCTGTTTATGGCATATCCGCAAGGCCAAAAAGGCGAAGAAACTTTAAAAGTTTACGCTGCCATGCTGGACGATATCCCGGTAGCACTTTTAAACAAAACGATAAAAAAATGCATTTGTGAGCAGAAATTCCTGCCATCCGTAGCGGAGATCCGGCAGGCGGCCATGTCGCTGATGGCTACCGTAGATCCATCCAGGAAGGTCAAGACCTGGCAGGAGGCCCAGAAAGAAATCCAGCAGGGAATCGCACGCACCTGGTTCCATGGGTGCCTGGGAGAGATTCCGTTTGACGATCCAGACTTCGGGCTTCCCTGCGAGCCGATGTGGTCCACACCGGAGATAAAGGCTGCGGTGGACAGCTATGGGTTTGACAACCTGCAGAACGTGCTGGAAGTGGACATGCCGACGGTCTGGGCGCAGCTCCGGCGCTTGTACGATCAAGCGTGCCAGCGGAAGGACGAGGCCGCGGTGAACAGCTACGTGCTGGGGGAAGACGCGGAACGCATGCAGCGGTTGGTCGGTAGCATCGGCCTGCTGAAGGAGGCGGAGCCATGAACGTGGTCTGGCTGAAACGGCGCTGGTTCCGGGAGTGCAAAGAAAAGAGGCCTGCACTGTATGAGAATATCTTGCGGACGGAGTGTCCTGACGGCTGGGGGCTGCCCAGCTACCGGGACACCCGGTCTTGCCCGGACCATTCATGCGAGCAATGTTGGAAGGAGGCACTGAAGGATGATAACGGCATCAAAAATCAAAAAGCTGAAGAAGGATAAGACGCGGCTGATCAACACGGTGGCAATCGCGGCGGACAAACTGTCTGACAAGAAGCGGGAACGGGGACGGAAAGAGGCGACGCTGGCCATGTTGGTGGCTCTGCGGAAAGAGTTTCATTTCGGGGCTGGGCGTTTGAATCGTGTGGTGGCGCAAATGCAGCCGACGCTGAATGCGATTGATAAAGTGCCGGAGGCGGTGGATTCCATGGAGGCGTATTGGAAAAACCAGGGGGTGAAGGTATGAGCGATATAGCGGAAAAAGTTATAAAATTTGGGATTTGGATTGGTTGCTTTTTAATTATTGCTTTTTTTGGAGTGCTGGTTTTCGGACCTTTATTGAGGCCATTTCTGATGTCTGGCCCGAGAGACAGGCTTATAAAGAATTTTAACGCGGATATCAATGGCGGCCTGCAGCGCGTTGTGACGGTGTACAGCTATTCTGGCGCTCCCATTAGATCGTGGCAGGGGAAGATAGATCTGTCATCGTCGACTAAAGAGGTCAACATGATTATTGATAACGACAAACGGGTCATTATTCAGGGAGGTGTGGTTATTGTCGAGGAACAGTAAAATTTTGGTGGTGGCCAAGATTCTTGGCGTGCGGCCGGGAGAAAGGTTTCGGACGAAATTCACATATAACGACTATGTTTGGTGGTTTGATGAGAGTGGTCTGCACGGAAAAAGCAAAAAGGGGACGGATATACAATCATGGGCATGTGCGTGGAAATTGAGCGATCTGCTTAATGACCATGACGAAATCCGCAGGATGCCCTGGCGGCCATATAAGGGCGACCCTTATTGGTATGTGGCGTGGACTAATGATGGGACGATTTTAACGCACCCGGAGGTATGGCGTGACTGCTTTATGGACTATCTGCTGCTCCGGTCCAGGAATTGCTTCCGTAGCAAGGCGGAGGCCCAAGAAAACGCCTTGCTTGTTTATAAAAAATACGTGGGCAGAGTGAATCCCAAGGTTTCGGAAAGATTTAAAAAACTTGCAGAAAGGCTGAAGCAGGAGAGTGATTAACAATGTTTATTATCTTACACGAAAAAAGCGGTGACGAATTAATTATCAACATCAAATATATCGAAAGCGTTTACAAAAGTTTTGTTTGCTTTCAAAACAATTCCTACCAAGTGCAGGAAAGTTACGATGAAATCAAAGAAGCCATAAAAAATGCAATGTGGAGTGATACAGAATGAAATGCAAATATTGTCAGGACGAAGGAAAACTTTACATGCCGGGAAAGTTTATAAAATGCCCTGATTGTCAACAGCTGACCAACGAGGAATATATACGGAATTGTTCTACAGGAGATCTGGCAGCGTTGATATATCAAGACAGATGGACGCAGTCAGACGGATGGTATGAACAAACTGGGCATACTGTCGAAGATGTCAAGAAATGGTTAAAGGAGATACGCAAGTGAAAAAGCTGATCCTTTTTGCCGTTTTCTGGCAGGTCTTAAATATCAGCGCGTACTGCGAAACAGGGAACCCGACAGCGTCCGGAGTTTGGCCACAGGTCGGTATGGCTGCAGCTGACCATCTGCCGTTCGGGTCCCGCGTGACTCTTCCGGACGGTACTGTCGTAGTAATCCGGGACAGGATGGGCGGGGGATATACGGACCGGCTGGATTTATTCAAGGCATCGGAGGGAGAGTGCTGGAAATGGGGACGGAGGCGGCTACGGTGCCGGATAGAGACACCTTAACCGAAATATTGAAAAGACGGCGGCGCTTCCAGCGGGCGTTCAGGCGGCAGTATTGGTTTACGGAACCAAGAAGGAGAAGGCAAATGCGCCGGCTTGT